CTAAAGTTAGGATAGCCATCTTAGGTGCTGGGTCATACCCGTTTGCTCCATCGCTGTTAGAAGCGTTGAAAGTTCCCGGTCCACCACCGGGGTAAGATACATCTGCTGCACCGTCGAGCCATTCTGATGAGTCGTGTGACCCTGCTCTTAGTTCCCATGCGCCTGTTACTGCTGCTGTTAGGCTGCCACCTGCTGCTGTTGCTGTTAATTCTGTTGCCATTATTCATCATCTCCTTATTTTAATTCCTAATCTCCACATCACTTCAAGTCCCTTACGCTACCCTGAGCACGGAAGAAGGTAGTCCAAACTTCACCCATTGTACGGTAAAGTCCTTCCTGTCCTAGTCTGTTGATTGCGAACGGGTCGCCAGTCTCGATACCTGACTCAAAGTATTGAGTAGGTATTGCTGTAGAGAAGTATAGATAATCAGTGTCAAGGAAGTACATTCTACTGATACCATCCTTTTCAACGTCCTTAGAAGGAATAATTGGGACACCGTTGTAGGTTGCTACAATGAAACCTGCTTCGATACCCGGTACACCTTTAACACCGTTGTAGGTAGGTGTAACTCTCTTTTCTTCCATGAACCTTTGCTGAGCCTGTAGCAATTGCTGTAGTCTCATTAGAGTGTCATATCCAGTTAGGATAACCTTTGGATTACCACCAAGTTCCCACATTCGCTGGAATGTGTCATCTAGTTGGTCAAGTGACATAGTACGGCGGTTGCCGGATGCTCTATCACTACCACAGTTTACAACAGCGTTAGACCATGCGTTTGCATTTCGGTCAATGCTGTAGATGTCAAGGTCGTTAGCGCCACAGTGGTCTGTACCTTCTGAGCCGCCAGTTTCCATAGATGTTAGTCCACCGGATGCACCACCGTCGTTTCCAGTGATTCGGTCAAGTGATTCAAAGTTGTTACCTGCAACAACCTCAGCATCTGTTAGAAGCATCTTGTTAACCATTTCAGCGTGGTGCTTACCCATTTCTTCTTTAAGAACTGAGCGCATGTCACCCATACCGTCATCCTTGTCAGCAAGGAAAACAGCGACTTCGCTTACATCGAATGAGTGAGCGATTGTCTTAGGCTTTGCAGCAACGTGTTGGAAGGTAGGCTTTACAGTTTCAGGTAGTGTACCGTTCTCTGCAATTCCACCGTGGACAACTCCTGCGTTAGGCTTGTCAGTAATAACTCTCCATCCACTGCGGTCCCAAGGACGCTTTGGCATGATAGAGAATGCGTTGAACTCTTGGTTCAACTGTGACCATACCTTGCGACCATAGATTGCTTGGTAGGTTCCTGCGGTTGTAGACATCATAGGTGAGTCTGCTTTCAATAACTCGCTACCTGAGTAAGAGTAACCCATAGCGTTTCCTGCGCCATAGTAGTATCTCTCCATATCAGTAACTGTTCGTACGTAATTTCGTGCCATTTTTTTTCATCTCCTTATTTTCATTTCTTAGTTATTGAGTTTCACTCGCCTCGGAATAATCCTCCAGCGAGTTGGTGAACTTCATCCCATGACATGTTACCAAGGTCAGCCGTAGAAGGGACCTCGAAATCATTGGATGCGGATTTTGCGATTGTAGAAGATTCTACAGAAGAGCCGATGTTGTCGATTCTTTCATTAAGTGTACTAAGAGCCTTCATTACTTCATCAAGAGGTTGACGAGCATCGAATGCCTGAGCCTGAGCCTTGGAGATTTCTTCGGAACGCTCATGAGAGTAGCGTGACTCGAAGTTAACTTCCATACCTTTACGCAGTTCTTCTTCTTGCTTTGCAGCCTTGAAGACTTCGTATGCGTATTCTAGTGAAGCAGGGTCTACAGAAGTCAAGAAATCACTCTTTTCTACAGAACCTGAGCCACCACGAGTTAGACCAGCACGGCTTAGTGCGTTAGTAGATGGGTTGCCTCCTTCTTGAGCACGACCCTTGACTTGTCCAGCGAAGTAATCAGCGCCATCGCCAATTGATTCAGGAGTAGAGCCAAGGTTTGCTTTACTGATACCATCGAAGTGGTTTCTTGCACCTGTAGTGTCTACACCAGCAGACTTTAGAGTATTCTCCATCCAATCTAGGTATTCAGCAGATATAACGTCAGAGTATTCAGATTTTTTCTTCTCATCTTTCTTCTCATCTTTCTCGTCATCATCGGCTTTGTACGCTTTCTCAGACTTATCTTCGTCCTTGTCTTCGTCTTTCTTACCCTTCTTATCTTTCATAGCCTCTTTTAGAGCAGGTGGCAATTCACCCTTTTCCATTGAGTCTAGTCGCCCTTCCAAGCGCTCGAGAACGCTGTTCATCTGTTCCATAACATCATCTGCCATTTTCTTCATCTCCTTATTTTTGTCTTCCTTTAGTATTTTGAATGTCGCTTCAGGGTTTATTCCCTTTTCGCAGATAGTGATTTCATGGAGTTCGAGTTTGCTGATTTCTTGATAATTGCCGTGGCTGCTATCATGTTTCCGAACTCGCTTGAATGCTTGTCCTCCGATGCTGAATCCCGTTAAGTTCCCCTTCCTGACCTCTGCTGACACTTCACGTGCTTTTTCGATGTCATTTCTGAGTTGAACTACGACGAACATTCCTGCATCGTCAACTTCGCTTTTCCATAACCTCCCTTCACTGTCTGTGTATTGCGGAATGACTTCTCCTACCTGAATGTTAGAGTGTGCTAGTTGCACGTTTCTGTATTTAGGCTCTGTCATGTATTTCTTGAAGGCATCCTTCAAGGCTGACCGAGTAATCAAATCCCCCTGCTTGTCGACCAGTTCAACACTAGCGTAACCTGCGACCACGAGGTCGTGACTCCCTTTGAGAAGGGAGAGGCTGTCTTGTTGAGTTCTGAGCAACACACTAAACACCTCTTGTCTGCTTTTGGTATATTAATAAAGCGGCATCACTCATTTTCTTCATCTCCTTCATAAACGTTAGACTCCTCTCTATTTTTTTGCTTTAGCCTCTTGCTACGAGCCGCTGGATATTCTTCTTCGGGGTCTTCGGTAGGACGTTCCAACATATCCCAGTCAGGTAGTGACTCTTCACTTGTAAGAGAAGTAGGTCCTCTAGGTGACTCTGTACCATCACCTACATCTATTCCGAAACCTTGAGCACCTACTCTTCCTGACATTTTTTCTTTCGCTACCTTATCTACTAAGTTAGCAATACGACTTAGAGTCTTCACCATTTGAGGCTTTAGAATGTTCATTTCATCATCATCATCAATAACACCAGCGGATTCTTTTTCACTTTGTTTGCGATGTTTAGGGTTTGACATACTACGTGTACCTTCAATATCGACCTTCGCTCCCTTTAGCATTAAAGAGGCCGCTTGGTTCCATATAGGTCGTAAACTTTCAGCCAATAAAATTGGGTACTCATTTTTCTGTAAATCAGCCAATGTGGAGTACGGTGAATGCGCCCATGTACCATGTGCGTTTCTATTCATCTTGTAGATTACATCATCTACTTGAGGTATAGATACTGTTAATTTATTATGTGTTACGTCGATTGAAAATTGAACAGGTATAACAGAATGTGATTTAGTTAACAGCGACAATGTCTCAAGAGAAGCAGGAGCGTCGTCAGTCTCTGTAATTATTTTAGATACGGCTACATCGTACATAGTCTTACCATTTCGGGCTCTTGACTTCACACCTGAAGTCTTAACATTTACAAAGTCACCTTCTACAAACGGCTTAGGGCTCTTTACAGTACCTACATCAAGATATGATTTTCCTTCATATTCTACACCACGATTACCGAAACCTTCCGCATCAAGTGGCCCTGCTCCTAATCTATAAGTGAAAGGACCTTTACCTCTAACATCTAAAATGATGAGAGTCACTTCTTTATCAGGTCTAAGTAAGAACCACTTAGGATGCCTTCTTTCCCCACGCATGTAAGTAGAAGTAGCGTCACGAAGTAAAATACGCTCTCCCGATTCCTTCAAACTTTCAACAACCGTCTCTAGTCCTTCATTATCTGTTAGTCGTAGATTATGAGGGCCGGGTATTATGACATGTTCATGGCTATCGAATTGTCCTCTTAAAACTTTCAAACGCTCCCGTACAGTCATGTCTGCTATGTTCGTATCATCATATTCTATTATGTCTACAATGTTAATTTCATCACTGTCCTTAACAGCGTCTAGCATCCAGTTCTTGTCATTTAGTAGTTTGAGTTGTTTTCTATCTTCAGGTGATAAAGCAACATCACCGTCTTTATCATAGGCTGTGACTCTATTACCCTTCTTACGAACTATGAATCTTTCATCATCAGGAAGCACTGAAGCGGCCCATTCACCACTGAAACCACGTAATGCTTCAAAGTCCTTAACTGAGAATATACGGTGCATAGGGAGAATAGGGAGTGGTTTACCATCGTCACTTTTAATGAAAATATCAGGGTCCATGAGGGCAATAAGTGTATCACCCATATCATCAGATTTACCCATATCATCAGGATTATCACTCTCGGCTCTACCTCCGAGTAAAAGATTAGGGTTCTGAGAATTAGGGCCACTAGGGAATTGTCCGGGTAATGCCATTACTTGTTTAATTGCATCTTCACCATGAATAGCATTCAAAGATTCCTCGGAAATAGAATGAAGTTGTTGCTGACTAGGCATATTAGTCCCAGCCACAAAGTTACTACCATCCCATTCTATTCCGACTGTAGGAGTCATTGGGTAGCCCATTTCCATAGCACCTGAAACGAAATAGTCGCCTATGTTGGCCCCCTTTAATGACGTAGCGGGGTGTATTTCTCGTCCATAACTTCTGTTTAATTTGTCAATAGGAGTCTCTGTAGTATCTATTGTAGGTTCAATAGCATAGTCCATATCAACCGCTTTAGGGTCTACTGCGATTATATCATGAATTAAACTTTTAACCTTACTCTTATTGTGACTTTTATCGTCCACGTCACCCATCGGTAAGTGGATTAATCCATATTTTTCAGATTCTGCTTTGTAATGCTTACTCATTAAACGAGGGATTACTCCTAATTTACCAAGATAATTAGTCTTAAACCACTCGTTCAAACCTTTAGTTTCTTTTCCTCTCTCAGTAGTTCTACCAGTCCTTGCTTTTTCCCTAGCCATTTCTTTGTAACGCTGAACTATAGGCTCGTTGTCATAAGCCTCTTCAAAAGCATTCATATGATTAGTATGAGTTTCATGGTCTAAGGAAATGTCTTGACCTCTAGGATGGAAAGCCATTCCAGTGCTCAATAAAGAGCCGTGGGTCATAGCCCGTAAACCACCTTCAATAGGAGCACTATCACGTAGCCTTTCAGCAAGGTCTTTGTGTTGCTCGTAAAGAGGGTCGTTCTCATCGTGGTCAAAACCAATAGCACTCATAACATCTTCAATTGACATATCATGGGTGATGTCAACACCGTGTTGCATAGCACTTAACATCATATTACGATGAGGGACTATTGTATTACCAGTAATTTCAGAAGCGGTTGCACTAGCAGATTTTATTTTTTCTTCATCTATACCCGGACCATAAGTGGTTAGTCCATGTGAATCATTAGGCGCTATCATAAGCATTCTATTAGCATCATGGAGTAGACGTGATGTGTTAGAAAGGAACTTCAATTTGTTAGTAGTATCGAATGCAGTAGGGTCTTCTTTCTCCATGATAGGTTTAAGTTTAAGAGCCATTTGTGTGATAGCGGTCAAGTCAGCATCCATTTTTAGGTCAAACTGTTTATGATGATGAGTCATACCTCTACCCGAGGTCATAGTAGTAGATTCGACTTCTTCAAGATTCTTTAGATTCATTTTAGCAGCCATCAATTCATCCATTAAACCGTCAGGCATTTCATCTCCAGTCTCGGCATACATAGTCACCGTGTCTTCTAAATCATTAACTTCATCTAAAGCACTCTCTAACCTCTCTTGATATTCGAGAGTGGATTTCTCAGGTAAGTCCTTTCTACCTTTACCTGACAATTCATGAACAGCGTCAAACACTCTAGCGTCACCAGTATGAGTACGGTGTTGTTTATTTTTTGGTAATTTCATTTCAGTGTGTTTTAACATTCTAACTTTAGCAGGTTTATGAGGAGGGTGGTTTCTACCTAATCTAGTGTGTACGTTGTGACTCAAGCGACCATTGTCACGGATTCTAGTTTCAATCCCGGTAGCACTTTGTCCTCTCTGCATTATTGGGTTATGCGCTGATGTAGCACGACCCTCAAGACGGTGAGTGAAGTCACCTGTACCGATAGCATCTACCCTCTCATCTCTAGTAAGTCTACCTAGAGTATTTGCTATCTCAGGGTCTAAAGTAGAATGACCTATATGATGACTTTGTTTGGTGTTTCTGTTTTTAAATCTCCCCTTTTTACTTTCTTTTCTATGAGAGGAGGCATCCCAAAAGGATTGAGTTTGATGATGACCCATAGACGAACTATCCATCATTTGAGAATCAGCAGGTACAACTGAGCCAAATAATCCTACATTTTTATTGTTGATTCTCAGTGCTCCTTCAGGGGTAACACTCCCAATTAGACTATTACCCTCTTCATCTTTAGGCATCCAATCATGTAACATTTCAAGTTTTGCTAAAGAACTACGACCATTCCCACCACGTATGAAAGGCATACTGAATATAGCACCATTCCCAACAGCACCGTGTTCGGTACGCATCCATAAGTCATTTTCATCTTCAGGAATATCTTCATCATGAGGGCCGTTAAAACCTGTATGACTGTGTGATTCTGCGTTCCTAATCATCTTATCTTTTAGTAAACCTATGCGTTTTTCAACCATTGTCTCATCGAGTTTTTTCATATCCTCAACACCTAATGGTCTATCACTGTGATTAAAGTGCCCTTTTTCGTTAACTTCGTAACCATCTTTTGTTTGTTTTAACCCAAGAAGATGAAGTAAGGCTGCTCTATTTACTCCCCTATTCGTTACATTTTCACCATTTTCTGCTAATGCTTGTATTACATCTT